GGAATGCGTTGATGCATTCAAGAGGGATACCATATTCGTTAAATAATTACCCTATAGTATTGTTATTATAACAAATTAATATATCTTTGGAGCTCATTAGAAAACAGAACAATGAAGATAGATGTAAGAAGTGCCGAATCAGTATTCATCACAATCAAAGGAATCACATACTACATAGACGATTCAACTGATGAGCAAATCGTTGAAGTGTACAAGGAAGAGAGCAAGCTCCTCAAGACTGCTCAACCCGTAAAAGACTAATAGAGAGCCATCTCATAAAAATCAAAACATGGAAACAAAGCAATTTACCCGTAAGCAATTCTTGAGCTACTTGGTTGAGTATCAAGATCAAATGATGATAGCTAATCAGCCAACATTTATGCTCATCTATATGAGCTTACAAACCAAAGCTGAGACAACTATTGTGCTCCGAAGAAAGGACTTTCATTGGTTGTGTTCTGATTTGCAGCTTGACTCAGAAGAGCTGACCTTCATCGATATTGATCAGAAGGTAATGATTCAAAAGTCTATACTATGAACTTGACAAATCACGACATCACTCTTCCGAAAGGAATCGAACTGCATCACTTGAGTATGAGAAGAGCTCCAGGATATGGCTCATATTGGATAACTTATGAGCTTGAGAAAGAAGGAGAGCTTATCTCTGACAAGCTATTCACTCACGACTCTCAGTTGTGGGATGATTGGGATGAAGATGAGCCAGCTAACTATGAGAATGCTCCTCAATCAGCTCTTGATCTTGTGTTAAATTTGTTATCTTAGCGAAATGAAAGAGCAAAAAATGCTACAACGAACACTACAACTGCTCCCGAACGGAGGGATTAAAGCAGTCTCGGAGAGGTCAGGCTTTCCAAGAAGTACGGTGGTGGACTGCCTGACTAACTATCGCCCGAACAGGCGAATCGATGCGATGAGCATCTACCGAACTACTGCCTCATTCTTGAAGGAACGAGGAATCAATTATGTACCACTAACTAAATTTTTGAAATAACCTATTATGGAAAAAAAGACGAAAGAAAAAGCAACATTATGGAGTGCTCTCTCAGCATTTCAAGCAGAATGCCCAGCGATAAACAAGGGCAAGAAAGGTTACAATTACAAGTACGCTGACCTTCCGGCTATTATGGAAGTGATCAATCCAATCCTCAAGAAGAACGGGCTTGTGATTGCTCAACCATTGGAGGGTAGATCGGTAGTCACTAAGCTCATCTACATTCCCACAGGAGAAGTACAGGAATCGAGAATAGACATTCCCGAAGGAGTAGTACTTCAAGGAATGAATCAGTTCCAATCTGATGGATCTGCCATAACTTATTACAGAAGGTACTGCTTGAGCTCGTTACTTTCAATAGTGGTTGAGGAGGATACTGATGCTGCTGGAAAGCAAGAGAAGGCTTCCAAGTCTCAACCGATAGTGAACACAGGAACAAAGATGTTCGAGCATTGTGTGGCTCGATATGCAGATGGAATGAGCAGAATGGATATGAGCGAGCACGTTACTATCTCAGATGCTACTTGGAAGGAGATTGTTAAAGCATCTAACTCTCAGCAATTATGAAGATAAGATGTAGCTCGCTTGGTCAAGTGATGACCAACTCACGCAAAAAAGGAGAGCTCTCCAAGACTGCTCAATCATGCGTCAAGCAGATAGTCAAGGAGGAGATGTTGGGAGTGCGGAGGATGCTCTCGAACAAGTATCTCGACAAGGGTATAATGATGGAAGATGCTGCCATTGACTTAGTGGTTGAGAGATATGAGCTTGATCCTTTTACTACGGCAAAGAATGAGGAGTACTTCGAGAATGACTTCATCAAAGGAACTCCTGATCTTATCCTCGAGGACTCTGTTCGAGACATCAAGTGCTCATGGGGAGTTGATACCTTTCCTCTGTTGGATGAAGTTATCCCAAACAAGGATTACTATTGGCAACTGATGGGTTACATGGCCTTAACAGGAAAGCGGAAAGCGTTCCTCGATTACTGCCTTGTTGATACTCCTGAGCATCTCATTCAACGAGAGCTGGACTCGATGGCATTCAGAGGAGGAGAGATGTCTCTTGATGCCAAGAGAGAGGTTCGAATGAATATGGAATTCGGACATATTGAGACGAATCTTAGAGTGAAGACCTTTGAGATTGATTGGGATGAGGAGGCTTGGGAAGCAATCAAAAATAGAATTACAGAGTGCAACGAATATTCACAAACATTAATATCTAAATAATGGAAGTACAGGGAGTAGTGGTATCTTATACCGATCAATCAGGAGTATCAAGAGCTGGCAAAGAATACAAGAAGGCAGAGCTTGTTATCAAGAACAACGAAGGCTACAATGATGCTGATAAGTTCATTGCATTCAGCGTATTCGGAAAGTCGATGAGCAAATTTAATCACGCAGTTGGGGACTTGATTAATGTATTCTTTGACATTGAGTCGAGGGAGTACAAGGGCCGATATTACACAGAGGCCAAAGCGTATCAGTTCAGAAGGACATCGGACAATCATCTCAACGAGGTTCAATCCAAAGCATCAGAGCAAGCTGGAGACGATATTCCATTCTGATGCTGACAGGATTCGAGATAATAACTGAGGATCTCAACCCATTCGAGGAGAAGGAAGTTCTGCCATTGATAGTGGCTGGACTTCGCTCCAAGAAGGGCAAGTCTCAAGCAGTAACCAGCAGCTATATCTGCAAGGCATTGGAAGGACGGTTTGGAAAGTACAAGCTCAATCCTGTTAAGCTGAGGAAGATTATCTCCACGATTCGTATCAATGGAATACTGCAAGGACTCTGCTCCAATTCAAAAGGCTATTACTTAGCAGAGACAGATGAAGAGCTCCAGGAGTGCATTGATAGCTTAAGCGAGAGGCTCAGGCAGCAGCAAATAGTGGTGGATGCTTTGGAAGTTCAGTATAAATTTAAAACCGAATACGAGCGAGTTCATGGATAAATTAAAAACAGGAGATTGGGTGTCTGCAATGACTACCGAAGGAGAATACATTGAAGGAGAAATCTTCAAGCCTAATAAGAAAGAGCAGTATGCCTACATTGATGTAAATTGGATGCCAGCATCAGATGTCGTTAGTCAGGTAATGTATCAGGTTAAGTGGGAATCTGTCAAGAGAGCAGAACAATCTGATTTCATTATCAATAAGATTAACAAAGATGGCTAAAAAAAGAAGCAGAAGCAGCATCGTCAAGCAGCTCGATTCAATGTTCAGCAAGTTCATTAGACAGAGAGATTCTGAGAATGAGCTCTGCACTTGCTCAACTTGCGGAGTCAAGAAGCCTATCAAGGAGATGCAAGCTGGGCACTTTATGTCAAGAGCTAAATATTCGACTCGCTGGGATGAAGAAAACGTACACGCTCAATGTCAAGGCTGCAATATGTGGTCGCAAGGAAGGCAGTTCGAGATGTCAATTTACATTGATCAGAATTATTATGTCGGAAAGGCTGAAGAGCTTCTCCGCAAGAGTAACAGAACAACCAAGTTCTCAGACGCAGAACTATTGGAAATGATAAAACACTATAAAGAACTATTAAAATGAATGAGATTTATGAGAAGATCGTGAACAAGCACGACATGATATTAACTGAATTAGAGGAAGCAGTTATCCTCCACAAATTAAAGACCGTAGAGAAGGAAGCGACCTACACGACTAAGAAGATTGAAGATGTAATAGACTATTGGTGCAAGTATTACGAGCTGGAGAGAAGTGCAGCAGAGGGAGGCTCACGAGTGCAGAACTTGAAGATGCTCAGGTATTGTATTTTTTGGAGCATCAAGAAGAAAGTCGTTCCGAATAATCTCACGATGGAAGGCATCGGGAAGATATTTAACAGACATCACTCAACCGTTATCCATGCGATGAAGGCAATGGAGGATTGGATTAAATACGACTCTGACCTTCGTCAAGACCTGATGATTATGCTCAATGAGTTCGGATATCGAGCAGATTGGAATGAGGTACTCCAGGAGCTGACATTCATACGAAAGGGAGACTTATATCCTTCGAGACTATGAGGCACGGCTCACTCTTCTCAGGTATTGGAGGATTCGATTTAGCTGCTGAATGGATGGGTTGGGAAAACGCATTTCATTGCGAGTGGAATGAATTTGGACAGAAGGTGCTGAAGCATCACTTTCCTCAAGCAGATAGTTATTCAGATATATGCAAAACAGATTTTAGAAAATATGCAGGATCAGTATCAATTATTTCAGGTGGCTTCCCTTGTCAACCATTCTCACAAGCTGGAAAGCGGAAAGGCACAGATGATGAACGCTACTTATGGGGAGAGATGCTTCGAGCAGTTCAAGAGATTAAACCCATCTATGTCATCGCGGAGAATGTCTATGGTATCACGAATATTGATGGCGGATTGGTTTTCGAGCAAGTGTGCCTTGACTTGGAAAATGAAGGGTACGAAGTTCAACCGTATATTATTCCAGCTTGTGCCAAAGATGCTCCCCATCGCAGAGACAGATGTTGGTTTGTTGCCTACTCCAAGTGCAATGATAGTAGGAGATGTGGACATGAAGAAGCTGGACGAGAGGAGGGAGAAAGCAAAGAAGAACTGCAAGAACGGAAACGGATTCGGCAAGAGCTTACCCGAACTAATGAAGAAAGGAATGCTCCCGACTCCACAAAGCAGAGATTGGAAGGGGGCACAAGGTCAGAGCTACAAGGGAGAAGCTCACGATCTTCCAGGAGTGATGATGGGAATGCTCCCGAATCCAAGTGCTGGGAACGAGAAGAGCAACGGCTCTCTTCAGGAATGGGGAGGAAGCGAAAACAAGATGAGAGGAACGACTTTGGGCAGTTCCCGACTGAGTACCCGATTTGTAGGGGAAATGATGGGATTTCCGAAAGGCTGGACGGAATCACCTTTTCTAAGTGGAGAAACGAAAGCATAAAGGCATACGGGAACGCAATAGTTCCGCAAGTGGCACACGAATTATTCAAAGCATTATGAATAAGAGGGAGTTAATTATCGAAGAGCTGAGTAGTTCGGATGTAGTTTTTCTTGAGGGTTATGATGATTGTATTATCGGAGCTTGTGATGACAAGATTGCTTACTCATCGACTAAAATAATCAACCAGCTTTGTGCTAAGTTGTCCTTTGATGATTCTCTTGAGTGGTTTCAATACAACATTCAAGATTCCTGTGATATAATTATCATCGAAGATTACCTATTTAGCACACAAGAGAACGCTGGCAAACCATAACGAAACAGGGGAAGCTGAAAACCT